GCCTATCGACTACAAGCGGGAGCTAACTCGTAATCAACGGAAAGGATCTTGTCAACAGCGGCAGAATATCCCACGACACCGAAACCAACTCGTGGTAGCATATCCAACAATTCGTGCAACTCGTCCATGTGGAGGCCATACCTCTTACAAATGGACGAGTCAAGTGCACTACCATGCGAGACATACTGGTGATACCTCTCAAATTGGAAATAAACTTCCGGAGAGGGACGTGAGAACTTAGTGACACCATGTTTCCGACGCAATGCGCGCAAAACACAGTTGTCACCAGCGTACCACAAGGCAGCGACGTAGTTCCAATCAAATAGCCGGGCACGTTCCCAGATATCTCCTCTGCCAAGGAGATCACCGAAGCGATTCTGGTATGAGCGCAAGATTACGCCCAAGTTCAACTGAAATTCGTAACTACCATCTGTTAACTCAAATGGAGAATATTTCAAAAACTGAATATCCTCCAAATTATGAGCTACAGTACAAGAAACTTTGAAGCCACATCGTGCAGCAGCACGGGGGATTTCGATGGAGAGCTGCTGGCGTGTGCCAACAAACCCAGATATAGATGTCATAATGAACAAATTAGCAACATTGTTGAGCAAAGTGGTCAGAACGCACCCGGAATACTCCGTAAAAGAGTGAGCACGGAAGGACAACTTTTGCCCCGAAAGGGACCGTGCCTTTAATGATATACGGCACTGGTCCAACAATACAGACATGGTCTGATGTAACAGCGGCACCCCACTAGTAATCTCCAACAAAATGTCGGCGACACCGGTCCCTACGGACGCATCACATGAGCTAATATCCAAATTACACCTAAAAATTCCATCAAGACAGCGATATGCAAGACATGAATCATCACTAAAATAAGGAAAATAAAACACGCCTTCAGGGTCGATTAAATGCTCTAGCACATGTACCAAAGCATTGGGGTCAGGTGACCCGACGAAATCAAACCTACCGCCAAGCTCATCAAATGAAGAGAATGCATCCTTCAAGAGCTCGACGACATAACCACCGACTAATGATGCCTCAGGACCAAGGTCGATAACCGTACGCGGTCGTTTACGAAACTTAGCCCTCTCGAAGCGTTTAATCTTGATCGTCCAGCGCACCCTAGTGAGGGCACGACTCCACGCTGTAGAAAAAGAAGACCCACCATCTCCAATGATTTTCTTATATGCCGCAATACGCATCTTGCGCTTTACATGTGGCATATGAGCATAGGAATAAAACCTACTCTCAAAATCAAAGTCCGAAAACAAACTTGTGACTCTATCTCGAATAAGCGCGGTAACAGATGGTGGGAAAAGATACGCACGCTGATTCTCGATTAATTGATAATGCAAACCCGGAGAATCACCAAAGCGGATTGCAAATTGTCGACGAATGGCCACCTCGAAATTGTGGTCATTATTAGTGTAGACAACTGATGTGTCAACAAAACCGCCCCATCTTGAACGGTAATCATCAGTTGCAAATGTTGTGCCTTTATGTTTAACGTCAAACATCAATCGATCATCATTGTCGAGGTTCGGAGAAGACCACTTATCGTGATCCCAAAACCATACCTCGTCTAAATCGCAATCAATTGATGATACTCGATGTAACCCAAGTGGTAGGCACAAACCACTGGGCTGACGATCATATCACTCATGTGGAACCCTGCTGTCACGCACCAAACTGCGTGACAACAAGTTCCACTTCTCCTCGATGAGTTGGTGTGCGTACAAACATGTATCAAGCAACACATCGTAATCGCACGCCCTCTCACGGAGTCGTTGTGATATAAATAAATCCTCCTCAACAACCTCACGAATGATCCTCCTCAAAAGGGGGTCCCCGTATTTACAATGAGAATAGCGACTGCGAATATGATGAACAATATCGTCATAAACTCGACATCTTCTCTTAGACAAATACATAGGATTGATCAATTCGTAGAATGCTCCACGAGTCATCCACACTACAAAGCTATAAAGGAATTTCAATTGATTGGCAGATCTTCTTGGATATCCTATATAGTTTTCGCGAGGGTGATGTGGCGCAATCATAATATACTTTGACACATACACAAGGGCACAACCAATAACCCCTGCGCAAACACCAAAAGCTTTTTGGTTGTCGTAATAACCGTAACCGCACCATCTAAAAACCATTCGAATGGCCCACATAAGTGCCACGTAAAACATCCACAGAATGAACTCTCTAAATAAAAGAGTCCGTCCTGGGTCGATTGTAAACACAGTGACACGACTAATCATGATAAACGGGTCTTGCAAATAGTTTCCAAACTGATGTGGCCCAAATGGAACGCCCCCGAGCTGGGCGCCCACATCGGCAGGAGGGTCGGGTTGAGGAACTGGAAGGGGAACGTTGAAGGGAGCTACTTGGATCGCGGGTTGGCGGGCGACATCAGGTGCACCATTGTCAACAGACGAGTCATCAGAATCACTAGAATCTGAT